GCTCATGGGTTTACTTTTAATGTTACCGCGGCAGATCGTGTTCACCCTGTAGCCCCAAATACAAATAAAGTAGAAATGACAAATCGTAATGGGGATGAGATGGTGTCTGATACAAGAAATAAACCTACATCGAATGATTCTACGGTTAAAGTAGTCCCAAATACAAATATAGCCGTGGCCGAGCCTATACCCGGAACAACACCATTAACTGTGGATGTACCTGAGTCTGACTTAGACCGCGGTATGCATTTTAATAATGGAGCCAACAATAATGCTACTTTTGAAATAGATCGTGTCCCTAATAATACAGCTGGAAACGGTGATATAGGCCGGGCCCAGTCCGGGGACAAAGATAAAGAAATTTTTGAGGTATAGTAACACTTACGTAAAACATGAGGGAGTGCCCTCAATTGGAGATTAATAATGAAGATACAAAGCTCAATGAATAACATGGATGCTATTAACAGGTTTAAAGAAGAAACCAGGTTAGCAGCAGCCAAAGAACGCTGCGTTCATGCAGCAATTAGTGATGCGGCACGTCAAGTTACTGCAATTTTAGGCCCAAGCATCTCTTTAGATTCATCTAAAGATACACTTACAGAAATTAGACCTGGTGTGTTTTCTGGTAGAGTTGAAGCTCAACTTTCCGTAGATACAGCGTCAGGTATTAAAAGGGTAGCCTTCCCAATAGATATTAAAGCTTCCAAGGCAATATTGAAAAAAGATTTAGAATGTAAGGCCTATATTGAATCTGCACTTAGTAAAGTAGCAGGTTCCAATGAAGCAATAGTTGATGCGTACGCACAAAAGATTGATGAAAAGGTAGCTGCTTTAACAGCTGAAAATGAAGCTGAACAGCAAATCATCGCCGACATGGAAAACGGCATGAGCAAAGAAGAAGCTACAATGCGTGCTCTTAATACTAAAGCAGCATTAAAAGCAACTGCAAAAGCAGATCAGGTAGCAGCCGAAATCGTTCCTTTTAGCGATATTGGTATCAATGCACCGCAACCGTTCATCACATTGAGCGCTGCGTTTTTACCTGCATACAAAGTAGGTGAAACTATTTCAATAGGCGACTTACCATATAAATGTATTGCAGTTAATGCGAACGAAATTAAATTTCAATTAATCATCGACTAAGGAGGCTGTATGTTTAATAAAAATTACGAAGAATTGGACAGCCTTCTTAAGCAAGCCAAGAAGGCAATGGATAAGCTGGAGAAAGACGTAGAAGAGGAAGATCCTATTGAAACAGAAACTCCAGTAGAAACACAACCATTACCTGAAGATAATAACGCTAAACAAGAAGCAATACAAGCTTATAAAAGCGGTAGAGTTAACGAAGCCGTAGACAAAGTTATTGAATCAGTAAAAAATAAAAAAGAACCGAATAAAGGCCGTGTTGATGAAACAATGGTAAATGTGTTCTTTCAAGATGCGGTAGCACAAAAACTCTTAACTGAAGAAGAAGTTAACGCTTTTAAGAGCTTAGTAATAAAACGTGCTGGAGAAGTAAACGGAGCCGTTAGTGCTGATGAACAAAATAAAGCTGATGCTGCAGAAGCGGATAAAGCTATGAACGAAGCCACAGAAAACCAGGTACCGGCCGATATTGAAAATAACCAGGATCTTCCTGGTGTTGTTCCTAATGAAGAACCTTTACCGGAAGAAGATATATTACCTGAAGGGGATGATATCGAAATTGATATGCATGACACTGCTTCTATCGAAGATAAAACTAAAAAGATTGCAAGTCTTTTAGAAGACATTAAAAATTATAAACCGGCAAAAACAAAAGAAGAAGTCATCTTAGAAGTTGCAGCTTCTACAAATAATGCAATTGAATTCTTACAAAAGACAGCTGTCGCATTATCTGAACCTACAAAGAGTCCGGAACATGCAGGCCGCGAAGCTTTTACAGATAAAACTGTAACGAAAGAAGGCGGCGAAACTCCGAAGTTCCCGGGCCAAAAAGTTATGATGGAAAACACCCAAGAGGTAGTTTCTGTTTATAACACAAAAGGCAAACCTGAAACAGACGTATTTGTAGACAAAGCAGGCAGAAAAAATGTTACCTCAATTAATACAGGTTCAGGTACAATTGGTTTTGTACAAGCTATTAAATTAGACGAACCCGTTGACTTGAAAGGTTTCAGCTATAAAGGTGCTATTACAGGGGAACGTGCACAACAGCAACCTAAAGATGAAGGGGAAAAACTTGCGGGCGCTGGTCATGAAACAGAAAACTATTATGATAAAGTGCAAAAGGTAGCCCCTAAATCTGCTGAATCTCTTGCAGGTAAATGGCCTAAAGAGAAAAAACAAGAAGCAGAACCAGTTGTTGAATCAACTGCTTCCAAGGAAGCAGACCTTGAAAAACAAGCGACTGCCTTGGGGTTTACATACATAACAAAGAAAGCGGACGCTCCTATCCCGACAGATAACATTCAAAATGGTAGTACTTTAGGCTCTGATGCTACATTAGAACCTAAGTCAACAGATGTTATCAAAGAAGGTACGAACGTTACAGCAGAAGAAGTGGCTGAATATCAGAAACAACAAATTAAAGCATTCCAAGAAAAAGAGAATGAATTAGCACAAAGGGTTGTTGCCTCTGAAGAACCTGCCGAGCTCAATAAAGAAGCTGAAGCAGCCCCTGTCACAGAATCTGTTGTGGAAGCTACTCCGGAAGTTCAAGCAGAAGAAACAGCTGAAATTACAACTGAAGCAGCGGATAATCCATCAGGTAATCTTGAAAAGCAAGATCCGGCGGCACCTGCAACTCCGCAAGCTACAGAACCTATTGGGCAAAAAGAAAGCCCGTTACAACAAGAATTAGAGGACTTGTTAAATAAAATAAGTAAGGAAGCTCCTGCTGAATTCAGTAAATTTAAGGCAGAAGCAAACAATCCTAAACTTCTCAAACAAGACATCATTGATTACCTTAAACAAAAGAAACAAATGTTAGATGCAGATAAATTTAACGTTTGTGATTTTGACAAATTAGCTGATAAAGTTTTCGGTCTTAAAAAGATTGAACCTAGAGAATCAGCAACAGAAAAAGGTAAGGAAAAAGAAGAGAAGAAAGAAAAGGATAGCAAAGAAGAAGGCGGCGACGAAGAAGATCTCCCCTCTCTTGAAGACTTACTTAAATAAAGATAATGGATAAGTTTACAGTCATTATTTCTGGTATCTTAGATATGTCTGCAGTGCAAGCTTCACTGCAGACATATTACCAATATCCGATGGATCATATGACCATTTCGGATGACGACGTTTTAGTTTTTGTATCGAGTGGTTTACCATTGAACAGTATAGAAGGTATATTATTACATATATTTCAAAGCAATGAAATTACAAATGATTTGAATATATCAATAATACCATATGATGTATTTGAGAGGTTTTTGAACGATGGCAAGACCAATAGCAGATCTACTATTCGATAAGGCATTAGAAGCCTTAAAAATCAATAGCTCCCTTCGCAACTGGGCAGCTTCAGTTGGCATTGATCTCTACGATAATCAGGTGGAGATTATAAATGCCATGATGAGCCCGGACAAGAATAATATTACAGTTTTAGCATCACGTTCCGCGGGTAAAACATATGCGGTGGCTTTGGGCGCACTTAAGATGTGTATTGAAAACCCGGGCTATGAAGTTATTTTCTTTGCACCAAAAGAAAAGCAATCTACCCGTATCTTGGAACAGATAAAATCAATTTGCAACCAACAAAAGGACACACTATATAAAGAAATAAACTGGCGTGCATCGAACAAGGCTTATTTTGAATTATATAATGGATCATCATTACGCAGCTTGAGTGCTGGACCTAATACGCAAATTGAAGGGTTCCACTGCTCAATGATTGTCACAGACGAGTCGCACCAAATTACAGACGAAGTTTACCACAAGAAAATAACGCCAATGTTGAAAGCGGCACATAACCCGAAAGTTATCAAGATTGGTATTTCAATGTTTCGTAACCATTTTTATGAATCGTGTCACAATCCTACGTGGACCAATTTGGTATACCCGTGGGATAAATGTAGAAACCTTTTTAACGCAGGTGTCACAGTTATTGATGACGTAGAATACCCCACATCTATTATTAGAGATATGCCTCTGTCTTATAAAAAGACACGTTTCCCAAATCACCCAGAATATCATTTCCCATCTGAAAATAACATCTCAGAAGAAGACTTTGACACACAATATGAAATGAAATGGGTAGACGGTATCAATCGTTTCCTTTCAGATGCGGATCTTGTATCAATGATAGGTGAACACGATTATCTTATGCGCGGTATAGACGGAGAGACCTATTATTTTGGTCTGGACCTTGCCGGTGGTAAATTAATTAACCAAGGGGTTAAACGTGACTATTCCTCACTTGTTATTGTACGCAAAAATCCGGACGGTACAAAACACGTGGTACATTGTGAAGAATGGCAAGGAGATATAGTCGATCAGATGGAAGAAATTATTGCCTGGATACACCCAATAAACGGACGTTTTAAGTGCAAGTTTGGTACCGCGGATTATGGATCACTAGGTCCGGCCGTGGTAGATATGCTCACACATAATGGTTTACCTATAGCTGGTATTCGGTACCGTTCTTCAGAACCTACGACGGGTATGCCGTATAAGACAGCTATATTTGATAATTTATTTACTGAGCTAAGAAATGACAAGTTTAAGTATCCTAAACAAGACGATATGGCATCAAATTATTTATTAAAGAAACACTTAGAGGAATGGTCCGCCTTAGAGCGTAAAGTTAATACTAACGGTAATGTATCGATTGCCGCGCCTCTCAATACAGATGAACATGATGATGCGTGTAATGCGTGTGTTCTTGCCGTATGGGCCGCGGATAAAATGGACCAAGAAATGAAACGTGTATTACGTAAAGGGCTAACAGATTTTTTAACAAGACCTAATTTATCACGTACAACTACAGATATGAGTCGTTGGGCGTCTAGATCCCAGACACCTAGCTACTTAAAGAAATATTTTGGAGGACGCTAATGAACGATATACATACAGCCTTAAACGGGGTTATAAATGAACTAAATGAAAAGGAGCGTGTTCTCCAAGAACGTGAGGACCAGGCCCGGGCCGCTATAGAAGATCTTCACGATGCTATTGTTGATTACTACAAAACAAATAAGACGGTTGCAGTCACATTATTAGGGGTAGATGAGTTTGCGTCTGTTCTCAAGGAAAAGGTGCTCAAGCTGGATGCGTCCGGGCATGAGCATCAAAAGAAGGAAGTCGTCGACGCACTTGTAGATATATCTACTATGGTCTCCAACCTTAAACAGAAGTTAGACCATTTCATGAATCAGATAAAGAAAACCGACGAATAAATATTGTATACTATAGTATGCGGGATTATAAAAAAAATCCTCTCAAACGGGGTGAGTTAATACCAGAAGAGGATCTCCGTTACGTGTACCTCACCTTAAACTTAGACAGACCTAGTACAGGCCGGTATTTTGGTGTTGGTGAAGCTCCTGTACGTCGTGCATTAAAACATTACGGAATAAAGAAGCCAGAAGCTTTAGGACAGGCCAAAGCACGGGCTACTTGCTTAAAGAAATATGGAACACAAACACCATTACAAAATAAGTCTATTTACAATCAAACAGTAAATACAGTAAAAGCTAAGTACGGTGTAATTAATCCTTTTCAGATAGAGGCTGTAAAACATAAAAGTAAGCAAACGTGCATAACAAAGTATGGCGTAGAGAACGTGGCTCAGTCAAAAGAAATACGACAAAAGGCATTAAATACTATTAAGGCCAAATACGGGGCTAAGGCGTTAAATCAAATTAAAATAAAACACTTAGATATCTGGAATGATGATACCAAATTTAAGGAATTGGTTATTGCCGGAAATGATGGTGATAAATGGTACACAGCAGATCTCGCTACATATTTTGACTTAACAATCAGTACAATACAAGCAAAATTACACGACTTAGATTTGTATAAATATATTAA